TTTTTAAAGATACTTCCTAAACCATAAGCTTGTCGTCCATCGGCTCCGGCTACTCCACCAAAAGCCATGGGTCGTGGTCCGGGCATCAAGGCTCCTAGTCCCGCTTGCGGTGCCGTTTCTACTGTTTCTGTTTCTTGAATTTCTTCTTCGCCTCCCTGCATCTGTTGTTGTAATGCAGCTAGGACTTTTTTCCAGGCCCCACTACTAAAGAACTGTGAAAAACTACCAAATTGCATGCGCGCCTCTGGCGGAAGTTTATCCCAAATTGCTTGAGCAACCTGTTGTTCTTTGCCCTCGTTACCTTCGTAGGTAATAGGAGAGGCTCCTGCTTGTAATTTTTCTGTAAATTGTTCTTCTAATAAAGCCATATTAATCTCTGTGGTAATTGTAAAAGGGCAGGAATTAAACCTGAACTTTTAGTATTACTTTGTTTTCCCATACAAATCAAGCCTTGGCATCTCTACTAGCACATCTCTTTTAATAAGAGAAGGATCAATTCCAAGTGTCTTCCACTCTTCTTCGTCCTTATAAATGACGCCTGTTTCCTTGTGTTTAATGGTCGTTGTTACCTTTGCATTAAGAACGGGAATATCTTTGCCGTTATGTTTAATGGTATCCATTATGTTGTAACCTCCTGGTTAATGTTTAAATAGCTGATTGCAATATCGGTAGAGTCTGAGCTACTCATTTTTACTTTAAGGGCTACCCCTGATTCTACAATCAATGGTAACGTTAAAATTTCAACGCTTGCATTCGCTACTAATGTTTGCGTGTTCACAATCTTAGTACTTCCATTGGTAATGGTAATCGTTGGAGTGTTCCCTGTACTATTGGTCACTCTAAACGATTTAATAATAACCGTTTCCACCGAACCTGAGCTGGCAATAGCCGGTGTTAATATTGTTTGTTCAACATCGGTGGTTAGGGTACTTCCTAAAAATTTATACTGATTAACTACGGCCATTACATTAGAAAGAAGTTTCTAGCTTCAATCTCCTGTTTGAGTTCTTCCTGAAACGTCGTGTTCAGTTTCTGGATGACACCATCTAGATTTCTAACGAGTGAATTGGCAACAGTGGGATCATATTCTGCGCCGGGTCTAGTTAATACTTGTACTATCTTTGCCATAATGCTGCTAAGCCTCCTCTATTAAATGATCCTTCAATAGATGCAGCTCTAGATCTGCCTGCTGGCGTATTACTATAAGCACTATAATCTCTTCCGCCATGAGAAATAGTAACATCTGGACCTTCTCCTCCACCGGTAGTAATAGGTGAAACTTTTATTCCCCCTAAGTTTTGTAAATTTGTATCTGAATAATTTTGACCCGATAAAGCTCTATCTAACATCCAACTGGTTCGAGCTTTATTTTGGCGTTGTAATCTACTTTGTGGACTCCAATAACTTTGGGGTTGAATTGTTCCATGCACCGTTCTTAATCTATCTCTTAGATTTCCTATTCCTCCTGTAATATTTTGTGCTTGATTTTGAAACCATGTATTCTCATCATCATCTCCTTGATTAAGAAGAATTCTAAGAAGCCAACTCCAGGGATTTCCTCCCATTTTTAAACCTATACGAGCAATTCCTCCGACTTCCTTTTTGATTCGACTTCCGTACGTATCGGTCCAATCACGAGCAATCTCTGGCTCGTTGGCCCATAAATATCGTCTTTGTTTTTCTGATTGAAACGGCATTATCTTCTTCCACTCGCTTGAACGTCTAATCTAAACGTTCCTAATTTCCAGTTTTGATCGACGGCTGTGTTTTCCACTTTCAATGCCACCGACCGAGCTCGCGCTCGTGTATCTTGTTTCGTGGTACTCGAGGTAATATCAAAAGGTCCCAAGGTCGAACTTGCTTGAGCTGTATTCGGATAGTCTCTTAAGTATAATGTTATACGGGTCGTTCCGGTCTGCGTCAAGAAGTCAGGAATGAATCTTCGGATCGACATGAAGTATTCACCATCGCCTCTAAACGTCACTCCTTGTTTTTGATCTTGAGTAATATCAAAATCTCCAGACTCGATGTTAGATGTGATCGCGGTACTCACCCCCCGTTTAACCTGGTTGTTTCCTTTTTCTTGTTCATAGTACGTAGTAATTCCATCAGTATTTCCAACAACATCAAAAGACGTATCGGTACCCGCATCATAGTGTGTTGCATGGGGTTTGCCAAAAACCGCTGAATCTTCCCAGGCCGTTCTATTTAAACTTCCTGTGGTCCAGATGCCTCGTTGAGCGGACGAATCAATATAGTTATAAGCAACCATTCGATTAACAACATTGGAACCCTCGGTACAGTAAAACCATATCACTTCTCCAAAAAGATTATTCAAGCCACAATTAATAAGTTGGTTAGACGTGGTGTTGATATCATCGTAAACATAATCTTCGACCAAACAGTCCATCGATTCCAATTGTCCGGTATATCTAAAGAAACCATTGTCCGACATCCAGTAGCCCGCACCATCCACTTCAACCCTGGCATTCTTGCCAATGAGTCCACAGTTGGTTCCCACTTGCTCGTAAGCAAAGGTAAACGGAGCACCCACAAAACGCATGGTAAACATGGCGGTGTCGGTCCAAATATAAATCGCATCACGACCTCTTAAACTGCCCATGATCTTGGAACCATCGGCCAGTCTTTGTGTCCCTGCGGTGTTAATTGCTGTGGGTGTATAATCATTAATATCTTCCTGAGAAGAAAATCGTATAAACATATCATCTTGTGTTGTGGTGTCACCAATAGTTGTTTCCGTTCCGAAGAACACTAAGTGCCGATCAGGTGTAGAAACTAACATGTCTCTTGAAGCGGTTGGCGCTCCTGCAATAATGGTTGCTCGTGTTGAAGTTGCTGATGTTGCTGTTGAATCCCATTGAAAACAAGGTCCATTAAAAATTAAAGCGACGAGAGTAGTTCCATAATTGTCCAGACTCCACATCCCCGGATCAAAAACTTTATCTCCTGAAGCTGCTTCACCCCAGCCAACATAGTCGGTGGTATTGGTTACGGTTGCTCCATCGGAATGAGCCGCTTGAGTTGTGTTTCTTACTGCTCGGGTAATACCGGTTAAATCGCTTCCTGAAACTCCTGTATAAGAAATCTCTTCTGAGTCTACTTGAATATAAGATGTTCCTGAAGAAGGAAAAGTAGAAGCATCGGCTACTGTAATTGAGGTTCCCGATCCTCCAGTGCCATAAGCATCATCGAGTAAAGCTCCATCCAAAGTCGTTGTCACTTCTCCTGAAACCGTACCACTCCATTGACCAATCCCCCAGCCGAAAGCTCCGAGTTGTTGAGCGGGTCCAACCGGATAATAATATTGAACGCGAATACCTCCAGACGTGGTGGCTCCTACTCCTGTTTCCACTGAAGGCATGGTAATAGTAATGGTTGTTGAATTAGGGACCGAGGTGATCATAAATTTTTTATCATCAAAATCAGCTGCGACATAATTAGAACCTGTGATCGTCGTAAAATTATCCAAATAGATAATATCTCCAGCACTCATGCCATGAGAAGTTGAAAAGGTAATCGTAACCGTTGCTGTAGCAGTACTGCTAGTGCCCACTGTTGAAAACGCATTGGTTAAAGTAGTTGTAGATTTAATAGGATGAATGTCATAAAAAATTCCTCCTGAATAAACATAAAGAATTCGATTGGTGCCGAGAGCTGCGTATTTAATGCCGGTGTTGTCGACGAAATGATGGAGGGCTCGTGTAGCGCCCGTTAAATAACTCTCTCCTAGTTCAGCCCATCCGCCTATTTTTTCAGGGGTGGAATACCTAAAGCGTACATTGTCCCCAGCAATCCATTGCCCTTCGGCCGTGGTTGGTGTGACTTGTTTATTAAATCCTGGTAGAAAGCCTATTTTTTGTAACATAGAAATCCGTTTCTATTACGAATATACTATATTTTTGAGGAGATCAACTCCTTACACTTGGATAAAATTAAAAGAAACCGATACGCGCCAACCTTTTTCTCCTTTTTCTTTAGATTCATTGATTTGTACACCATGGGGCAACCATGCTGGAAACATAATCATTTGTCCTTCGAGCGCGGGATAGATCACCACTCTCCATAACTGCTTGGGTAGTCCTTTCATTCTTCGAGGGAGTATAATATTAGGTCCTGGTCTTGGATCTTCCACAAATAAACTACCTGAGTTCTTAGGGACTTTCACATAATAAACACCTGACCATTGAGAGTTAGGATGCATATGTTGTTTGTTATAGGACCCGGGATAATTAATATTCGCCCACATGTTTCCGAGTCCTGGTTTAGGTTCCATGCCGTAGTCTTTATAAATTTCATCTTGCATGGTGAAAAGTTCATCGGTCAAAGGTTGATATTCTTTTTTATGATTCATATCGATTGGACTATGCCAACCTCCTCCGGCATTGGTCTTCTCTTCACTTTTATCTTTTTTACTCCAGGTTTTAATGAGGGGAAATAAATATTGATTTAGTTTTTGAGGATCCTTGACCATTTTAAAATAGACAGGAGTAGGGAATAAAATTTCACGGTTCATTTAAATGTAGGTCCGCCGAACCACATCACTAAAGATCGTCGGACATCTTTCTTGAGGAGATAAACCTTTAAGCAGATTTAGGATATTTGTCTTTAGTTACTTTAATCGTAGCTTTCCAAGCATCAATCCCATTATGATAAATGTCATCTAACTGGTCTTGCCATGATGGATAGGCTTTTTTTCTTAAATCTATAATAACTCTATCAACGACATCATCGTCAACAGTTAAACCCCATTCTTGACAATAGGTAAAATCAAATCCTGCTGGTACTGAATCTAATAATTCTAAAGGTGCACCATAGGTTTCCTTAGATAAATATAAAAAAGCATCACAACTTGGTGTTTGTGCTATTGTTACGACATCTCTTTCAATAGGATTTTCTGGTGTGCCAAAAAAGGCTTCAAAATTACTTGCTTTTAGTTTATACAGTTTCATATAACCTCCTTATCATTATATATCTTCATCTTCAACCCCTTTGAGTTCTATTTTTAATTGTGGATTTGGATTACCTTCTAGTATTTTCGTTTGTTTGGGTATTAATCCTACTTGTTTTAATGCATTCCAAGTGTAAGGATTACTCATAGCATTACGAATTCTAGCCGCAGAGGGTCTCCCATTGGCAATCATTTCAGACTGAATTTCTCTACCCATATTAACCGTAAATTCGTTTGCGGCATTTGCTTCAAACATTTCTTCATCGGTATAACCTTTAATTCTTGTAGGTTCTGCCATATCATAAAGTTCCTTTAATAGTTTTTTTAGAATTTTAATTTCATCTTTGGTAAGTTCAAAGGCTTCTTGTAGAGTTACTTGATGGCTG